ATTGTTTTCCCCCTTATTCAAAGTAATTTTTGTCATACGCAAACCATAAACCGTAGTCAGTCAAACACCACGGCTCTGCGGCAGATGTATATTGATTTTTACCCTTGTTTTGGATATCCACGACCTTGACTTTTTCGCCAGGCTGCAGGTAGTCCACTACCGCCCCGGATGGCGCCGATGATCTCAACGGGTAGCCTTCAGACGTGCTTGCTTTAATGCACTTAAAGATCATCGTCTGATCTTCTGGAATTGCAGGGTCTTCCGGTTCGGGCTTGATTTCTTTTTTAGGGACAAATACAAGGCAATTTGGTAATGCCCTTTCACTATCTCTTGCCCCGGCAATCACGATTCCTTTTTCAACGATTTCAGCGCTTCCGCCGCTATCATCGCGGAACGCATACTGCATATTCAAAGACATTGCAAAATCGCGCATTTCGTCCGGTGTGACTGATTCTTTTGATACGACCATATAAGCGACGTTTGACCAGTCCACAAACAAACAGGAAAGGATCGTCTTCTTTGTCCTAATTCCTGCGCCATCCGGGATTGAATACTCATTTGAATAAGCCCCACCAGCAACCAAGACCATGCCAGTTGAATAGCGCAGTTCAACTTCATCCGATCTGTACTGATACGGTCCGAAGTTTCCGAATTTCCAAGTGCCGTCTTTCAGTTTAACAACATCGATGTACTTCTGCTCCGTTGGTACAGCTTCGTCGTAAATGTCACTGATCTCACTTCCGCCCACTTGCCCGCGATCTTTTCCATCCATAACAAAATAAGAAAGATTCTTTGCAAAGTTCGGCTTTTCTCCATTGCTCCTGAACGTGGACAGTTTAGCCAACGCCGGATGCTTCAAGCTCCAAATAGCAACGTCTTCATTTTCAGCTTGCTTAACGACGGTGTAAGTCTTTCCGTTGTATCTTACGGTCTGTTTTCCTTCTTTGATTTCCACTTTTTCATCCTCCTTCCGCGGCATTCTTCGCCACGGATATTTGTCTTTGTAATCATTTGTTTTGACGATCTGAACGTCATCCGGCACAAACAAAACGTCGTAGATGTGTTGCTTGCCACCGGATGATAACATACTGTAGTTTCCATTTCCGACGTTGTACCAATAAGCGCCTTTAAGATGTCCGCGAGCAAATACGGCATGAACGTGCGTAGCAAACTTTCCGTTCACTCCGCTGCCTTTTCCACCTTCGCGATAAAAGGCTTCACCTTGTTTAATTACTGCGCCTACATAGCAATTTGACAGCATGTCAGAGTCGTCGCAATGCGCGAAACGGCCACAGACATAATCTATAAATGTTGGAGTTTCGACTTTTTCCAGCGACTCAAAAAAGACCGTGTTCGCCGCACGATCTATTTTTTTGATCTTTAAATCAAAGGGAGCATAGATTAAATCCTTGCCCCCATCGTGCCCGCCAAAGTCAAGCGCATAAGTGCCCTTGTGCGTTGTGTAGTCTTCCCCGGCCGTACATCGGAGAACTTTCATGAAAAAAAGTGCTTTTTGCACTTTATCCCTCCTTTTTGTTTACGATATCGGTTCAAGCCATTTAACGATACTTAATGTATTTGTTCCGCTGGCATTAGTCGTATGGCATCCGTAGTATGTATGTTTTTGAATCTCTGTTATCCCTCCATAAGCCATCTCAAGATCATAAAACAAAGTCATTCCATTACGGGAAGCGCCAACGATGTTTCCTTTCCCATAAGCGAATGGTTCGTCGGATAACCCTAAATATACAGGCCAATCAGAAGTTGTATTGGCATGGGTGAGCTTAAGAGTTAACGGGATAATTCCATCGGGAATTGCCCCGCTCAATGTTTGATTGTTCGATTGTGAAAGCTTCCCAGTTTCGCCTTTTTTTACTTGATACCCTGGATATTCACCGGCAGAAATGCCGGCGATTTTTTCAGCATACCGCGTGAAAGGCACATTCGCCATGTCAACACCCTTATCAATCAAGGCTTGTTTGATTCCAGACTTGACTTGATTAAGCTGCGTAAGTTGATCTGCTATAGACACAATTTACACCCCCAAAATCGCAGCAAGCGCCGTGCTTATGTCACCGATAGCTGCGGTGATTGCTTTGTTCTGCACCGGATTCGCACTTGTTTCAGACAAGGCCAAATCAACGAGAACGCCACCCAAAAAAGAGTTGGTTGCTTGTTTAAGATATAAACCATTCTCATCTATTTCTAATCCTGCGCCTCCAACCTGGTCTCGATTCAATTTAATTCTTAATCCTGCGTTGTCTTGCTCATTAATAATCCCTCCGCGCGGATCGATGGATTCAAATTGATAACCAATAAATTTGGTATAAAGCTTCCCATCGTTTCCGATTCCTACGGCTTCGGTCTGTTCTGCGGTTTTGGAAGTACCGATAATTCCACCCCGCCTGTTATTGGTTGCAAATTTGATATGAACGCCATTAGCAGATAAGGTTAATCCAGAACTTCCACTCGCCGTTTCCGCGGGTTTAATCCCTAATCCGGCTTCGGTGTTTTGGAGACCTCCGCTTGCATCGATGGTGACATCCGTTTTCGGCATATCCTGCCATTCAGCGCCGCCATTACCGGTGCTGACGATGATCTGACCTTGCTGACCTCCCGGTGGAACACCTTCCCCGGCTGGGCCAGCTGGGCCTTGCGGGCCGGCTTCACCTGTGTCACCCTTTGGACCTTGCGGACCGGTTAAGCCTTGCGGGCCGGTTGCACCCGTTTCTCCCTTCGGACCTTGCGGACCGGTCGGGCCAACATTTCCACGCGGGATGGTAAACTTAAACACCGGTTTCGTGCCGGTTCCTGTGTTTTCGACTTTGGCTTCTGTTCCTGGCTCGCCGGTCACGGCCGTCGCTGAGATTGTGATCCCCTCGGTAGACAGGTAAGACTGTACAAAAGCAGAGACTTGTTGCTGCCAGATTTCTTCTGGCGGAAGTGTTACAAACGAACCCGGCGCACCGACGATAGTCAGATGCAGCGGATGAGTCACGATCAGCTCTGTCCCGTTGGTCAGCGCTAAGCTGATGACCATGACCCCGTCCTGCTTGAAGCACTCAGAAGGGATGGTCAGAACGCCATCAAGCACTGCGGTACCGGCATTGAGATAGTCCCCAGTCGACGTCGGATATCCAATCTGTGCCGTTACTGAATAATCGGTGTAGCTGCCGTCCTTCTGGACGCCCAGTTGGATATTCGCAGAATGCTGAGCCGGAAGAATCCCGATATCGCTACTAAGCGTCAGGCCCTGCTGGGTAATCGTTCCGAATTTCATCTTTTTTCTCCTCCTTCATTTTTTCGACTTGGTTCTGCAGCTGGATGTGAACGGTATCAAGAACAAGCTCACAAACCTCCAACGTAAGACCGCTGTCATTGATCGCTTTCACAATATCAAACTTTAGCTTTTCGATTCTTTGCTTCAATTCAGTCATCGTTTAAACCTCCCCACACAAGACCATTTCACCATTAATCGACTTCCAAACGCAGCGTCTGGCAACACCGCCAGAATGGATGACAACATAGTAATTCTGACTAACTAAGTTCAACGAATTATTCCCGAAAACAGTCAGATTCCCACCAGTGTCCGTATATACCTGCGATGTGCCGCCTGTATTGGAACTGATCGTAAACGTTCCATTTTCTTTGAAATAAATTCCGCATTTTTGATTGCCGTTAGAATCATAATTTGTAATGTTTAAGAATGTATTTCCGCCATCACATCCCATTACAAAAGAATTAGCTGCATTTTTTGTTCCTGGTACATAGTTCCATAAATTTATATCACTTTTTGATCCTGCTGTTGAAAGTTGGATCGAATTGACCTCTTTTCCGTCGTCTTTGTTGTCTAAACGGATCGCGTTCCAATCGCCCTGGGAAATCATGTCGATCGCATTAGCATCTTGATCCTTCGTTGATCTATTCGTCAAATAAAACAGCGAATTATTCGCACTGCGATACATTAATATTTGATTTGCGAGTGTATTTGACGCTCCGCGATTTTCTGCTCTAAACTCTCCGGATGTATTAAAGTTGATCTTTCCCGATCCTGTGAACTGAATCCCGGCATTGTCTGGCGTAGTATCGGCAAGTACATGTGTTCCGTCGGGATCACCGAACACGATGGACGGGCCGATGATCTGCGCGTCGTAGGCCTGAAGGCCTTCATTGTCCATCTGAATGACCAGGTTGCCCTCTGCATCGTACACGTGGCAGACGCCGTCGCCATTTCGGACGCCGCCCAATGTCAGGGTACCGCCCTTGATGACATTGGCCTGCATGGTGCCGGTGGTAATGAAATCGGCCACGATGCTGCCATCCTGCGTGATGGCTGTCTGGTATGGTCCGTTATAGCCGTTTGAACTGTACCCCAGGCCGCCCTGGTTCCAGCGCCAGACCTTGGTGGCTGTGGACATATCCGGGGTGTCCATGATTAGCAGCTCATAAGGCTGTCCGGCGGCGTTTTGGTGAAGGATGACGTATCCGCCATTTGTGCCTGCGATCCAGCCCGTGGCATTGTTGATGGCATTGTTCATCGTTGCCCAGAAAGCACTGTTTGGATTTTTGATCTCGTTTCTGATCGACTGGACTTGATTCTGGATCTTCGGCGCGGTCGCCGACAGAGTAACCATGTTCTTTTCAGGGTAGAAAGGATACCGCCAGTACTCTACAACCTGATAAAGGACGCTGATTCCCTTTACATCGTCGATCAGCCGAATGACAGAAAACAGACTAAAGTCCTGAAATCCGTACAGTTCCGGATTGGTGGCCGCCAGATCGTAAACGGTACATTCATACGACCGGGAAGGCACGCCAGCCTCGTTTACAGACGTCTGTGCGTCCTCCAGCAGACTCGCCGGGTCAGTATAGCGATCATCGCTCCAGTACGCGCAGATGATCTTGTCGGTGTAGGTGTTACAGTCCACATAGGGCTTTCCGTCGTTAATATCTGCGAAGGTCATGCCATCCTTGCCATAGGCATACAAACGCGTATAGAAACCCGAGCTCTTGCCCTTGTAGTTGACCTCCGTCATGTTCAGGTCCCTGGTAGCAAATGCCCCCAGGGACTGGAACTGGCTGAGCCGGTAGGCTGTGACCCGTTTCCTTTTGACGTCGTATCGGAAGACAACCCCGAACACGTTGGCAGCCTCCGTGATGACCTCCAGCGGCGTGTAGTTGCCCTCGATAGTGCGCCGGATCGTACTCAGGCTGGAGTCGACAAACTGCCAGTTGTCAGGCAGAACACCGTCGACAGTCTCTGTTAGCGTTGCGCTATTGTTACTGTAATTGACAAGCATGACAGCCTTCAGCTCGTCCAGATCCAACTGGCACTTGACCTTAGCCGTGTCCTTGCCTGCGTCAATCGCCTTGATCAGGTACGGCTGTTCATAGAAGACCACCGCTTCTTCGACGACGGCACTGTAGTTCTCGTCGTAGATAGACAGGTTGAAGATCAGCTCATCCAACCCACTGGCCATCTCTTTGATGTAAAAGTCATCTGTGTTTAATACCAGACTGCCAAGTCGCAGCAACTCGGCCACCTCCTTCTTTTTCTTCGCTCATTTGTTCGTTAAAAGTAGGCAGGGTAGTACTCCACCGTGAGCGGATCGGCGCAGTCAATCGCATTAAGCCCCGGCGAAAGGGACGGCAAGACCATCCATTCTGCCAGCTCCGCAGCGGGCGCACCGTTGACAAGGATCCGCTTGTTGATACCATCCACAACCAGCACCTGCCCGGATGTGACGCTCGGAAAGACCACCGGTCCGATCTGATAGTTTTTTCCCGTCGTGCCGACCGTGGCCGTCAGGATACAGTCTGTCCAAGGCAGAGTGCTCTCGCAAAAAAGGGTGTTTGCGTGAACTGTTCTCTTGCGACCGTGTCGGACACCGATGAAGACATATTCGCTCTCGATCAGGTCCGGGTGAATATAGGTGATCTCGCCAATCTCGGAAAGATAGGCAGTGAACAGTTGGCCGTCGTCCATCTCCATTTCCACTTTCCCAGAGAATGCCAAGGCCTCGAATCGGTCCTTGTTGACCGTCACCGGCTTTTTATCGAAGACGATCGGGACGACGATCTCTTTGAATCCTGTTGTGTGGTTCAGCAGAATGAAAGTTGACCGCTTCCGGCCCATAAACGCCGAAGAATCAATTTCGTAGCCGCCGACCGTGTAGTCCATCGTTAAATGAGCCCCAAAAACGGCGACGTCTTGTTCGTTTATCTTCATCAGTTCATATCCTCCCATGGCAGCTGCTCGCCCATCCACCACGCGGTGGCTCTTGCTACCTCCCGGCCATCCATCGATAGCGGGACATTGATCTGAATCGGCCGCCGCGGCCCTCCTCCGTAACTGTTGGAATCCAGTGCAGCGACGCCACCGATGCCTCTTACTTTCTGTGCTTCCTCAGCAGTCAAAACCATCTCGCCCTTATCCAGAAAGGCTGGGAAGAAGTCGCCGGGAACGTAATCAATGCCACCCTTTAAGCGCGGCAAGGTCACATGGCCGATGTTCGGGATCGCTGGGATGCCGATCTTTCCGGTCAGTGAGTTGACCCCATTGATCATACCGTTGATCAGGTCAATGGCTCCATTAATGACGGATTCGAGGATCGTCGGAACCTGATTGATGATCCCACGGAAGATGTCTTTGATCCCATTCCAAGCGCGATCCCAGTCTCCTGTAAACACTCCAGCAATGAAATCGATGATCCCGCCAAAGATGGTCTTTAAGTTCTCGGCGATCCCGCCGATCAGGGTGGCTGCTGTTTGGAACACTTGCCCAACCGCGTCGAATGTCGTTTGCCAGACTGGCATGAGCACCTGCGTTAAAAAGTCGACGACCGGCTGCATGTAAGTGAGGATAACGCCGATAGTCTCGCCGATGACCTGAGCCGCTGCCCCGAAGATAGTGGCGATCGTTTCGCCCAACATCGTGATGACTGGCGTCAGCGTTTCAGCGATCATGGTGATCAACGGCGTCAGTGCCGCAAGGATCGCGCCGATTGGCTCCGCCAGGGACGCAACGATAGAAACGATAGGCTCCAGCACCGCCTCCAAGATCGGCAGGACGCCCTCGGCCAGCTCAGAGATAAGCGGAATGAACGCTTCACCAAGAGGAATTGCCAGCAGCTCAAACTGTCGGGAAAGTGTTTCCAGCATCGATCCCAGGTCGTCGTAGCGGACGTCTTGAATCTGTTCCATACCATCAGCAGTCTCGTAAGCGCTGTCCTCAATATCGCCCAGCGCCTGGACTGCTTCGTCGCCCAAATCCTCCCACATGGTCCCAAACAGGTCAACACCGGCCTGATTTTTGGTCAACGGATCCTGAAGTTTGTTCAAGGCCGCCATGGTTTCCTGGAAGGCCTGCTTTGCCGTATCACCTCCGGCCGCGAACTTGGCGGCCATCGCATCGGCGTCCAGCCCCAATAGCTGGAATCCTTCTTTCGTTGAATCTGAACCGTCAACCACTCGAATGGCCAGCTCTTTGACGGCGTCGCCGATCTTATCCAGGTTAAATGCGCCAGAGTCAGCGCCTGCCTGGAAGATCGCGAACATCTCCTCCGCGCCCAGACCTACCTTGCTAAACTGAACAGAATATTCGCTGATATTATCGAGAAGCTCGCCTGAGTAGTCCAGACCATTCTGTGCGCCTGTGGCTATCAGGTTGAAGGCTTTTTCAGAGTCAATTCCGAAGTTGTCCATCATCGCCTTCGCGGATCTGGTACTTTCGGCGATGTCGTAGCCGAAGACATCAGCCAGGGCGTAGGCGTCCTCCGTGACCTTTTCGAGGGCGGACTGGTCCATGTCGCCGAGATTCTGTGTGACCTTAGCAATGGAGTTGGCCACGTCCTCGAACGATTCCCCATAGCCGGCCGCATAGACACTTTTCAGAGCTTCCTCGTACTTGCCCATTTCCTCTGTACTCACGCCAGTTGCGGCCTGCATCTGACCGACGGCGGTGGAGTAGTCGGCCGCTACGTCAATGACCTTGGCCCCCAGATCGATCACCGCATCAGCGGCGGCGGCCATAGCGTTGCCGATAGCCACCTGCATGGCTCCGGACTTATCGCCAGCACCTTTGAACGATTCGCCCATCTCATTTGTGGACTGCTCGACGTCGTCTGCGGCCTTCTGGGCCTGATCCGAAAGAGTATCTCCCAGATCGGTCTTTTTTATATCTTTTTCTGCTTCTTTGATGTCTTGGGTTAGGCCATCTGTATCTATAGTTGCCTTATAGACGACCTCACCCACTTCGTTGCTTGGCAAAATTAACCACCTCCTTTTGCCATGAATTGAAGAGTACGGAAGATCTTCTGCAGGCCGTTCTGCATGCTCTCTTCCTCATCTCCTTCCTCCGGTTTGAGCCGCCATAGGGTCTTCATGCGGATCAGTTGCTGGACCTGTTTGGCGTTGTTCTTATTCATAGCCGGGATCGGCTGAGCTCGGACGCTCATGACCTTGCTCAGGCGTGTGTCCTCCGGTAGTGCTGAGAACAGTGCCACAAACTCGGTGAAGTGCATCTTTCCACGCTCTGCGTGCAGGTCTATCCCGTATGCCTGCCGGAAGGCTGCGTAAATGAGAAAGGCGTCTTGCGTAAAGCTGAAAAAGGCCTCCTGTACCCTCTTTTCTGAGCTACCCAATTTCTCCATCGTTTCCGTGACGATCGCCGCCGACACATGCAACGGATAACGTTTACCGGTTAGCAACTCTGCCGCCGTGAACACGTAGTCCTCAATCGTGATCGCCTTGTTTCTCTGCAGATCGATGATCTGGATCACTACGTCAAACGAAGGCCAGACCTTCACCCTACAGCCGCCCACCTCAACCTCGTGGAGGTAGTCGGAGTATAGGTCCCTCATCGGTTAAGAAAGTGGCGGCGACGCGTCCTTTTTGCAGCTTCCTTGCTGCTAGCCAAGATCTTCGGGTACAGAACTTCAAGGATAAACGGCATGACGTCCATCACCATTGCCAGCATGTCTTCCTCATAAAAGTGCATCAGGCTCTGGGTATTGTTTACGCCCAGAACGGTTTCCAACATTCTCAGAGTCGCGTCCCCCAGTTCTTCGGCCAACCGTACGTCATTTGGACTCATTTTCGCCTTTTTCTGCAGGTCTCTGACTTCTACCAGTTCGACGGATGCCTTTCTGGCAATCACCATTGGGTTGATGATCACGTTGATGACCAACTCGTTTCCCTGGCTGTCTGTAAACCTCGCTTGCTCCTTGATGGTTTCTGTCTTTTTTACCTCATACATAAGTCGTACCTCCTTCAATTCAAAAAAAGAGCCCCAACCGGGGCTCAATTATTCTTTTGTTGTGACTGTAGTCTTTCCAGTAGCAACAACGACGCTCGTCGCTGTATTAACCATAGCCACGACGACATTGTCACCGGATGGGATTGTATAGTCTCCAGGCACAAAATCGTTCCAGCCGGTCAGCACCTGGCCAACGGTGGCTTCTGGCGCTATTTTGCCGTAAGACCAAACGTATTTACAGCCCGCGGACGCTTCCGCAGGCGTAACGCTCAGCGCAGTATCACCAGTCGCAGTACCTGCAACACTCTGAACAGTCAGCGTCGTTACTGGCGTGACGGTAGACAGAGTTGGCTTTCCATTGAATCGCACTTCAAAAGAAATCGGAGAGATGTCAGTAGTTGCGCCGCCGATGTCTGTGACATTTGCGATCGTAACAGGACAGGTGATCTGCTGAATCGTTCCATCTGCCTGTCCCTGTGACAGTCTAAAGTTAGTATTTCGTTCAGCCATCAGCCCAAATTTGCGGGCTCCGTTGAAAATCCAGTCCTGAGCTGGGTCGCCGATGATCCGACGACCAGTACAAGTATATGCCGGTGCTTGCCCGGTGACGTAGTTAGTTGCGTAGCCCTTCTGAGCAAAGAAAAAGTATTGCTGTACAACTTCGTTCAGCGCCTCGGCGATGTTTTCGACTCCTTCGCCAAACGTAGCCCACGTGCGGCTTTCGCCGTTCGGCGTGATGTCAAGTTCTGCCTGGATCGCATGCGCGACCTGTGCAAAGTTATCAGGCATTTGTTTTCACTCCTCTCATGTAAAAAAGCACCCGGAGGCTGGATCCATAAATCCAATTCCGGTTTTCTTCTCTTCCCAGCAACTGCGGAGCTGCTGAGGTTGTTATTGAGTATATCTGCCAGTCGTCCGAAAATGGGAGTACCTTGGAAGTGGTTAGGACCAGGTGAACTCGGTCCATCTCTTCCACCAGCTTCTGCTGGTCAGCGCTTTTCCCGTTAAACACGATTGGCAGCGTGTAGTTGGCATTCAGTGTCCGAAATGTCTCGATCGGTGCGCCTCCTGCATAGCCTACCGCGTAGCCTTCCTCTGGCGGCATTGATCCGACCACGACTGGCATGCTGACCAGCTGCTGAACCATTGTCCGAACGACATTCATGACTTCATTAATCATTGTTCTTTCATCCTTTGCGCAAAGGCATTCTGGGCTGCCTTTTCCCAGTTTTTCCCGTTCACCGCCTGCGCTACTTCAACCCATAGCTTCCCGGTACCTGGGGTGGTGTAGTTGCGGACCTTATGAGTCCCGTCGGCTCGGATGCCGAAGTACTGATACCCGGCGCAGACTTTACGCCAGACAAGATCGCGGCTCCCTTTATCCGGCGCTTCAACCCTTCCAGATTTAACCAGAAGGTGCTCTCCGTCGTCCGGGATGAGGTCTGAGCAATCGGTCATCATTTGTTCGGCCACAGCGGCTGCGGAAAAGTCTGCGGCGCGATCAATGAAACGCTTCCAGGCGGCCGTGTTCGTCTTGATCTTCATCATCAGACCAGCCCCAGCTCGATGTGGTGAACCCGGGTTGCTGGAATGTCCGGCACTGGGTCTACGGTCAGCACTTCGAACTCCCCGACCGTCTGGCCGGAGGCATTCTGAACAATCGCCCGCATAGGACGGCCAGCAGTCAGACTCTGATCCGCTAAGCTGTCATAGTCCAGCACCGGCGTTGATCGGGTGTTATCGATGAACAGGATAGATCTTAGGACGATTTCGGTGTTATCCTTACTTTTTTTCACCTCATTTGTGTTTTGAAGGTGGACACGGCTGACGGTGTACTCCTGCCACGTTGCCTTCTGCCAGGCGTCAACGCCAGTGCAGACCTTAATCGTCACCAAGTCCCGTAGTAAGGCGGCTGGTAAGGGTCTAAGCATCGGATCCTCCTTTCCATCAGTCCTGTCTGTTCAAGGAAGGTAACGGCCAACGGGCTGATCATCATCTGGGCCGCCGTCTGAGCCCCGCCCGAGGCTCCCGCGCCGTCAATGTGGACTTTCCCCACTGTATAACCGGCGCCAGTCTGACCGCTCAGGACAGTCTCGATCCCTCCGTTCTGGATGAAGTAAAGGACTTGTGCAGCGGTTGCCTTTGCGACCAGCTGCTGGACCAGCGGCGGGAAGACGTTAAGCCCTCCCGCTTGGATGATCCTGTACTGCGTGATTGAATCGATCAGATCGCTCGCCTGACTGGCATAGACTGGGAAGTCCGCTTCACTGATGGTTGGCTGGCCATACAGTTCGGCGTATTCTTCGAGGGTGATGTAAGCCATTCGGCTCACCTCCTCCCACTAGGAACCAACGACGGCAGCAACAGCCGACGCAGCGACTGCTGCGTTGTTTTTCGTTTTATTGACAAGAGCGACGACGATGTATTGGGAATCAGCTGTGGTGATTGCCGATCCGTTCTGAATCGGTGTCCAGCCTGACGTCAAACTTTCTCCATAAGCCGGCAGCGGTGTAGCAGCCGCCTGGCTCTTAGCCACATACTGCATACCAAACGGCGCAGCCGGCAGGCCGTTGATCACGGTCAGTGTCGAGGACGATCCGGCCGAAGTGGAGAACTGAACAGAACCCAACGACGGAAGCGCCGCCAGGTTAGCCAGAATGCCAGTTTTGCGGTTGTTCAGGACAAAAACATCATAGTAGTAGCGTTCGTAATAAAGCCACTTGCCCTTGCTCTGCGCTGTCGGGGCGCTCATCATCGACACATCATAGACAACCGGCGCAGCGATGGCCAGCGGGTCGTACATAACCATATTGACCTGACTCGCACCAGACGCAGCGACCCAGCCCTGCGTGAAGTCATAGGTGCTCATCATGATGTCACTCGGAACCTCAGCGATCAGAACACCATCCAGCTTGCCAACATTGCGGTCAATATTCCGGATCCCCGTGTCCGCTTCAACAAAACGAGTGATACCGGCGGCCTCTTTCAGCAGCTTGTAGGTACTCGGTGTCATTTTTACGCGGATTCGATCTCGCGGTACGCGATTGTCAACCATGTAGGCCAGATAGGTATCCCAAGTTTCTAAAATGTTATCTTTGGTCATAGAAGTATTGTCCACCGTACCAAAGCTGGAGGCTGCTTCGTAGAGTTGAGCAACCGCATAAGCATCCTGTTCAGGCATTTTTTGAAACTGATTGAAGGTCTGCGTAATGTTCGCAATCGTAACGATCGCATCCTCTCTCATATCCATCGGATCCACCAAAGTGTCCCATTCGCGATCCATCCGCATCTTCAGGATCTGCTGATCTGTGTTGAAATTGCGGGTAAATTTGCCGTCAAGATTGTCACGATCAACGGAACGTGCGCCAGACACGGTCATTCCCTGCACCGCAATGGCCTTGCCCCCCAGCGGCTTGTAGGTTGCACTATTCGGGGATCCGTACAGATCCGAAAAATAAGACCAATACGGATACGCATTGGCCATGGCTTTGCTATATTCTGTAGTGTAATTCAAAGTCTGTTGATTAAATTCAGGCATTTCTTAGTCTCCTTTCTTGCCAAAGCCCCAGACGCTCTCGAAGGTGTTCTTCTGCGTGCCCTTCGGCATGCCGCCTGCGACGTCTGCGCCGAACCTCGGCGCGACTTTTCCCGGATCTTCCTCCGGGACGAAGTACTCTTCGTAGTCCTTAGCAATCTTCGCCATCTGTTCTTTAACGGGTTCCGCTTTTTCATCGCGATTAATCAGCTTGTAAACAGCTTCGCGGAACTTCGGCTTGACGCCGGCATAGTCTTCGGAACCCAGCGCGCGCAGCATGTCGCGTTCGCCGACTACCTTCAGGTACTCTTCATTAGTTGACAGATCAACGTCTGGCTTGTGGTCCTTCAGTGCCTTGTCCACCTCATCCTGCAGTGATGAACGTGGGATATAGTCAGCCGCCAGTGCCCGGCCAGATTCTGTCATGATGTAGTCGATCTGATCGGCAGTCAGTCCCTTGCCTTCCAGATCCTTTCGTTTAAAAAGTGCCATTTCTTTTTTCCGTCCTTTCTTTACCGCCCCCAGACGTGGGGCGACACGGGCCTTTACCGTCCATCCGCTGGACGCGTTGCCGCTTAACCCTGCGACGGGAGATGCGGATCACCTCCTAATCGTCGTCATCGTGTCTTTCGCCGCCGCTGCCCAGCGCACCAGCCAGCTTGTAGTCGGCTTCCTTGTTCAGCCAGTACTCGCACTCTTGCAGCCTGTTGGCCACGCTTGCCGGGACGATGCCCTCTGCGCTCTGCATCAGCCCCGCAGTGCTGCGGAAGGCTTCGCGGGTAATGGAATAGGTTTCTTTTCTTTCTCGCTTCACAGCAGGCAAAACATCGCGCTGAAACAGCAGAATAGCGTCCGCGATGGTTGGTTCAGTAAACCCCAGCGCGATCCCAGCCTCGATCAGGTCGTCGGTGAGCTCAGCCAGCTTCTCCTGTACATCATCCAGGTACCCGTGAACCTCGAACCATCCCTCACCGCTTACGCCGTGATGAAGAACGGCCAGATTGCACTGCAGGACCTTCAGGAAGGCCAGCATCCGTTGAAACTCGTTCACCCTCTTTTCTTCCTCCTTTCTCCCGTCTTACCTGGAGATTTGTGTACTCTTCAGGCGTAAAAAAAAGGCCGCACTTTTCGCAGCGCACGCCTTCGCGGGTTCCTATAAATTCATGTTGACAGCTCAAAATTAGTCCTCCTTTCAAGCGCAAAAAAGCCGCCTATTGCAGGTGGCTTACTCTTCAATTTAAATTTTCAATCAATACCACATGACCACACGCTCAGTACGTTTATCTCCAGCTTTTGCCATACGTACCAACTCGCGCCGTGCATGACTTGCAGACATCCCATACTCATAGCCTGGCGCTCTATCAATGTGTTTCACTTCTTCGGTTAAAAGATCAATAACCAAAAAACCAGGATCGGTCGAATCCTCCGGGTAATAATAAGCGGACGCTTCACTTTCGCTTATCTTTATTTGCTTTAAGGTTACCATAGTACGCATCCGCCTCCTTTTCATAACTATATTTACGGCTTGTCACGATATGAGCCTCTCGTTGACTCATCCCCTGATCCATCAATTCTTTTTCCATGATTTCATGCTTGATCAAGGTCAAATCATGTGGCTCTGGTTTACCTTCCGTCAGTCGTTGCCACGACTGCGCTATCGCACAGTCAGGTGCGAACCTTTCAGCTTTTTCGCCACCCAGATCATGCTCGTCAAAAAACAAATACTGCTTTATTGCCCGTATCTGTTTATGCGTGTTCCCAGTGGTTTTTGCAACCTTAGCCACATCCGTTTTCATACTTCTCACAAGCCCATAATAACGCTCCGCATGTTGCTGTGCTTCTTTACTGTCGATATCAACTATTCGCGCTCCGCTAATTGCCTTCAGAGCATCATCACTCTGCTTTTTTATGCGAGCTGCCTGTGCTATCACATCTTTAGTATAGCCTTCCACCTGCGTCCTATCAAGTCTCTTTTTGCGCCCAGCAGCTTTGGCGAACTGATTATAGACTGCCTGTGCTTCTCTTACTTTCTTACTCTGCGCCGCAAACTCATCATCTAGTCCCGCCGCCTTGTAAGCCAGAGCCTTCCGCTTGGCTTCTCGGACGTCTCTTTCGAGCGCTCTCATTTTCTGCAGCTCGGCGTACTCCTTGTTGTTGGCTTCTTTGTCTTGAATCTGTTTATCCTGTGGAAAGCTCACACCTGGAATGACCGGCAGGGGTCTATGCCCACAGTTGATTCCGAATAAACCAGCCGGCTTTCCGTAACTTGTCGAGCTGATCGGCTTGTAGCTGTGCCGCTTGCCGTCACCGTCTGTGAAGGTGCCACTTTCACTGCTCCAGGTGAAAAACTTGCCCTGATACGGATAGCACAAAGGCCGTGCCCCGGAATGACTGCTGACCTGGAAAATGTCGCTGTGATATTCCTTCTGTCTAGCTTTCACTGATTCGATCATCGTGTTGTGGGACGTCGTCCGGACGACCATGCCCATGTAGGCCTCCGGCGTCCAGTGCCGCCCTGCACGGTCAACAAAGCCGTAGATGCCTTTTTCAGACAGCTGCGTGATCGCTTTTTTCATGACCTGCTGCCGGGTTTCGCTGCCGATGACTTGGCCCATCGCTGCGTCGTTAACGACGTTGATCGCTTCTTCAACCTGCCCAGAGTCCAGCTCATATTCCGCCCAGCTCACAACGTTGTTGATCGCCGTCAAATAGGCTGCTTGTGAGCTCTCCAGCATGGTCGTGTTGGTCAGGTTTGCATCATCCAACGCCTGCTGGGAAAGCTGTTCAAGTACTTGCTTGGTATAGGTTTCCGGTGCCTGCTCGATGGCTCCGTTTGTGATTGCTTCTTCTATCAATTTGTCAATGTCGGCCAACGCTTCTTTCGATGCGTCTGACAAGGCCTCCTTGATCACATTTGGAAGACTCTTCAGCGTCGCGTTGATGATCTTGGCGTTTTCTTCTGTCAACTTGCCCATCTCCTGTAGCTTGTTCAGCTCCCAATCGGCCGTGCGAATAGCGTTGCCGCTGCCCAAGTGTTTTGCTATATTCTCAATCAGCCGGTCCACACATTCCGCATAGGTCCTTTCGACGGGCTCAGCCAACATGAATTGCAGCAGTTTTGAAGCTGTGGCCACTATTCAGCCCCGCCCATCTCCAAAACGTCCAAGAAGTTGCCGGAGACGCTCTTTTCATCGCCGATCTCCTTCAGTTCTCGTGCCGCTTCGTCTTCTGTATAACCCAGCTTGTCAACAAGAAAACGCTTTTTGCTCATCAAACCACTGTTGACCAGGGTGATCCCTTCATTGATGTTCGTCTGGCGGTCTTGTAGGATTGAATCGTCAAAGACAACTTTGCTCTCCCAGCCCTGATTGGCAAGATTCTGGATCTTATACCCTTCCCAACTCAGCCCGTACAGGCCGGCCACTTCGATAATGGTGTCAACCACCTGATTGATGGCCAGTTTGACCTGTAATTGATGGCTCTTAATGGTCTTATAGGTCTTACTATTCTCGCTGATGACCTCAGTGGCCGTCTTCAGTCCCTGTGCTCGGTCAAAGGTAAACGTTCCAGCGCTGAACCCAACCTGCAGGCAAAGGATAGACAGAAAGGCGTTAATAGCCGCGACGTGTTCTTCAACGCGCAATTCGACGCTGTTGTCCTGGATCTTCAGATCATCCGGGTTGTCCGTATGCAACGCTTCGTAGGTCTCGTCCGATGCATCGAAGTACCGCACCATCTCCTGCGTATGTGGATTAACTACCGTCCGGATACACTGCGCCGGGACGATGATCCGTTTCTTGCCCAGTCTAAACTCACGAATAAATGAATCGTAGCAAATATCCAGCGCCTTCAGCGTACTCAGTGCATTGGCATAAATCGACACACCCAACGGGCTGTTGTCGTCGATGTTGTTAGCCACTGCCGTGCGGTAGTAAGCAAACAGGCTTGCGCTGATGCCCTGTACTGACGTTTCCTCATTCAGAAACGGATAGATCTGTTCCAGCGGATAGCGGAACCCCAGAATGTCCTGCGGTTCCACATTGCCCCGGTTCTCCATGATCTCTGTCCGGTACAGCTCATTTGTAATCCAGTAAGTCAGCCCGTCCCACTTATGCCACTCCAACCGGGTGTAGTAGTAGCCGTCCTTTGCCTGGCGGCTGATGAACACGCCATCCGTAACTCTGGCGTTGTCCCATCCAGTCGGGACAAACTGATCGGCCATGCAGAACCCTAACCGAATCTGGCCCGAATTGGGGATCGGGTTGCCGTTGCTGTCCCTTTTCTCGTCATACCAGACTTTGATTGCCCCGCCTCCCAGCGCCAGGGATTGCTCTATATGCTCTTGCATCTTCTGCCAGAAGTTATTTCTCGCCAGGACGTCATGCACAAAGTCATTCAGCGGTTGGTTCTCGCCGTTTCCCTGGGTTACATGCACCTCGCACTGTTCCGACCAGATCAGCCCCGCCAGTTCAGCACAGACGGCCTTTGCGGTGTCCATCCGCTCAATGTCTCGCTCATGCCTCGGTTCAGCAATCGTCGGCGCAGCGATTCGGTGCCAGGGCTTATAATAGCCTTTATAGATGTACTTCCAGACGAAGATCCCGAAGTAATAGAACTGATTGAAGGCGGGTACGCCGCCGATCTCAAAAACATCTTTGAATTCCTTTGACAAGCCTGTGTAGGCCGCTGTTTTCTGCATCCAGTTTCTCACCTTCTTTTTTATCTTTTCAAACAAAAATTTCACCCTCTTTACAGGACATAATTCTTATAAAAGTAATTCATGCTGTACCTACAGTCATCCATGGCATGGTTGTAAGCGTCCACGGGTTTTCCCTGTTCATCAACGCAGTACATGCCTATTTCTCGCAGGAAATCGGCGTGGCCGTATCGGCTAGACTCTACAAGAAAAAAACGTCCATCTGATATTGCGCTTTGCAAGTACTCAATGCCTACCCGGATGCCTTTGGAGGTTCCACGGATGTCGCGTGCGTTGTTGTCTGCCTGATCGGTGAACACGCCGAACAGCTCCAGCTCTTTCCTCAGCGCTTTGCACGCCGGGTCGATCTTCCAGCAGCTTTCCCGCAGGCCGAACTGGTTGCGGCACCACGGTGCGAACTCCTCTGCCAGCTCCCGCGCCTGCACGCTCATGGCCTTCTGGGCTCCGTCATAGTACCAGTTAGCCACCCGCAACAGTTTCCATTTACCATCATGCTGGACTATCAAGTTGCAGCTGACGGATGTGGCGTCAGTCAGACCGCCATCACCTGAGAAAAACATCTCGGCGATCCTGGCATCCTTCGGGATGCTCTGCAGGATGTGGCGGGTCGGATCGAACATAGAGTAGATGACGCCCTCCGGGATAACCCGCATCCCGTACCAGTCGCGCTGCAGCAGGTACCGGTTTTTGCTCAGCGTCTCGAACAGCTCCTGCTTGCGCTCTTCGGTGAGCGCCGGATTGTCTTGCGGCGTCCAGTGCGTCCAGCGTGTGTCCTGGACCTCAAAGACCTCGCTGATCACCGGATGGTTCGGCGATGGCGGGTTCAGGTCGGCGATGTGCCAGCGCTTCTTGGCCGCCATCGTTCGCCTAAAGGCTTCCTGGATGGCGTTCATGTGTAGCAGGTTGATCTCACAGAAGAACACACTGCCGAAACTCATACCGGTGAAGCTCTTGTGACTGTCTGCTTTCCCACCGCCCTTATAGTAGATCCGCTTGTCTCCCTTCGGAGTTCTCAGCAGCATGTGGTCTCCGTAGTCATCGTGGTGCATGGACCAGAGTCCGGGAAAGATGGCCATCAGCCCCAGACCATCACAGTCCATAACCAGTTTGAAAGCTTGCTCTTGATTGTAGGCCAAGATCAGGTGGTTTTGATCTGGGGTGTCCCAGTAGTAGAGGGCAGCCCTTGCGACAGCTGCCGTCGTCTTACCTGATCGGGGAGTTAAGTGCCCTCTTCAACTTCCAGGCACCGGTCAAACGGTGCAGCGATTAACGCTCTTTGTTTATCGCTGAATTCAAGCTTCATGAGGGCCAATCACCTCCCATCCAGTCCGCGACTTAAAGCGCCGGCTCTTTATGTTTCTAACCGTTTTTTCATTGCATCCGATAAACGCCGCGGCTTCTTTAATACATGAAAAAAACCTTTTTTCTCCACTGTTTCTGTTAAGTAGATAAAAAGGCTTTTTGAGTGTATCGGCGTTTTTCATCAGTTGCTGATAGTTGATTGATTGAAGGCCGATCTTGTACGCATGTTTTTGGTTTTCTGATTGCGTGCACCATTCCAAGTTGTTCGCGTTGTTGTTTTTCCGATTCCCGTCTTTATGGTTCACTTGGTTTTTTTCTGCCGTTCTACCACTTACAAAAGCAGCAGCAACAAGCCGATGAACCAGAAAAGTTTTTTGCGGTTCTCCGTTTCTTCGCAGCCCCACACTGAGGTAGCGCCTACCTTTAGTGTGCATTATGTTTCCTTTACTGTTTTTCACTCTTCCATGATCGCTGACAAAGTAGTTATATCCATCTACCTTTTCCCATCTCTCAATCACTTTTTTCTTTTCCTCCATCTCCTTGCGCTGCTTTTACGATCGACTCGAACAGGCTGGTGTCTCGTTCGCCTGCGCCTGCTTTTTCCTCGGCCACCTTGATGCGCAGCTCTTGCTCGCGCTTGTCGAGGTCTGTCTGCGGCCGATCGCGCCAGCCTTGATAGTTGTTGACCAGGGAGAACCGCGCCCCATTGAAACCTTCCTTGTCAAATAATCGGCGCTCGGTGTACTCCTCCACTCGGCTCTTGGCTAATGTAATGACTTCCTGGAACTCTTTCCGATACTGATAGTTAAGAAGTGCTTGCCGAGATGTGAACCCCAGCGCCAGCGCCAGCCCTGTAACGGTCGGCGGATGTGCTCCAACGATGACCAGCCTGCCCCACTTGTCAAGGACGGCCTGCCCGTTATCGTCGATCAACGGCGTCCCCTCGCAGTCTTTGAAGTACTGGTCAATAAGTCCTGTGATCTCGTCAGGGCTTGTATATTTAGGTTTCGGCCCCAAATAGGTCCGCTTCGCTTTCGACATCTCTCGCCTCCTTGCCTGAACGAAAAAAGGGACGCCCCTTTAGGCATCCCTCGCATTTTTTTACGATATCATTATAGCACGTCAACCCCCGGGATTCGTCCCATTTTTCAAAGAAATCAAGGATCTGCAAATTTCTCCGTTCATCATACGGTAAAAAGAAGATCGGGAATAGCCTGAAGAATACGCAGCTTTTTCAGCATCTGCCCCAAGAATCAGAACACTAATAATTAAACTGCGCTTTTGACCATCTTTCATGCGATCCAATACCTCATCCACCCAGGTGATGCGCAGGATGGTAGATTCAAGCTCCTTCTGCTTTCGATCTCGTTCATCAATAAGTCGCAACTTTTTATCCATGTATGGATCCGCTGCATTCTCCAGGACCACATCTTTAACCGGCGGGGAACTCACGCTAACGATCTTCCCTCGCAATTCTTCAATTTCTTCTTCAAGTTGTACCTTCAAGCGCTGTAGATAGATGTAACTTCGTGCCTCGCTCTTGAAGTAAACCAGCTGTTCTTTTATCTGCATCATTCTCCCTCTCTTTTATCATTGCGCGGGCGCGTCGTAGCGTCAACCGGTTGAAGCATGAACTTAAGCAGTGCATCAGAATCACAACAGATTCCGTTCATTTCACACGCCAAACAATCGCCTGCGAAATAACATTCGTTAGCGTTGGCAATCGTAAGACAAATTCCTTCTATGTATTTTTCAATATTCTTCATTCTCTGCACCTCCCATAGCCACTCACACGCGGTTTTTCTTTCTCTCCTAGTAAGATTACCTTTTTCGCAAAAATTCCGCTAGAATCGTCGTTTCCGGCCGCCACAATTCATTTCTGCGCATTCAGCTGCTCGCAGCTTGCGCCTGGGTCGTGCCAGATGTCGCTGCAGGTCTCTTTTGCGCATCGGCGACGTTGTGTTGCTGATCTGTTTTTGCGTGGCCAGGATGGCCGCTTGGAGCTCAGAGGCGGTCATGACCACACCCATAAGATCGCACTAGCGGTCATAATTACAACAATTGCGATCCAAATTTGAAACGACAATCTGTCTAAATCACAGTCTTCCAATTCAATCCAAGACCACATCAAAAATACAATGATCCCCATCACTATAATGGCTGCCCTTATTACCATTTTCAACTCAGTGACATCCATCACCTGTTACCTCCCATCCGATCAATCAGCAGCACGAGCACCACAAACACGACGGCGAGTAGTGCGGGGATCATTGATTGCCGCTCCAATCCAATGCCTGACCGCAATGCTTACAATACAAGTCCCCATCAAACGGGTGTACTCTTCCTCCGCATTTAGGGCAACGGTATATAATTACTGTTGTTGGACGATCGTCTATAAATTTAGCGGTTGCCGTTTCTTCATTGATCTTCACCGGCGCCGCTCTGTCAATAAGCTCCTGTAGAACGGATTTATTTGCGTTAAGTGTTTCTTTGTCCAAAGGGTAATAATCTCCGCATTCATATTCTTCCAAATCAAAATCTTCGATGTACTCCATCGCATGATCGCATAAGAAATTTAACGCTTCTTGATATTTATTCATTTTTTTCTCCTTCTCGTCCCCTTTTTAGGACTCCGGATGTTCGTCGTTTTGCTGATGAGATTCAGTTTCTTTTTCATCTCGTCCTCCGGTACCCAAGTCGAATTGCCATTTCTTCAAATTCGGCAATGTTTATAGATTCCGGATTGATTCCATTATTTTCTGCGATTCTTTGCGCTGCTGTCGATGGCTGGATCACTTTCTTTTCCCATCCGCAGAAGACCATTCGATCTTTCTCTGCAATTTTTTCTGATTTATTAAATTTGATCATTACAATAACCCTTTTTAAAATGGAAAATCATCCGAGCTGATGTCCAGCGCCGGACCCGATCCGTAATCGTCGGCAAATGGATCCTGGTATCCACTTGATGTGTAGGTATTTGCGAATCCTCCGTCGGCAGTGTATTGATAACCTTGGCTTGATCTCGTTTGCTGCTTATCAGCCTGCGTCGACGCCTGCCGCTGGATTTCAACCCGCTCACAGACGACTTCGGTAACGTTCACTTTCTGGCCAGAGGCATTGTCATAGCTGCGCGTCTGGATCCGGCCATCCACCGCAAGCAGCGCTCCCTTTTTTGCATAGTTGCAAATGTAGTCAGCGGATTGCCGCCAAGCCTGGCAGCTGATCCAGTCCGTGACAGCCTCGTCCTGCCCCTTGAGTTTTGGACGATCCACAGCCAGCTGGAAGCTGCAGACGGACAACCCAGACTGCGTCTTGCGCAGCTCAGGATCCCGAGCCAGCCGGCCGGTTAAGATTACTCGGTTAATCATGATCGTTTACCCCTAATCGCTTTGCCAAACGATCAAGTTTACGCTTTTTTAATAGAATAATTTCATTCTCGGTTATACCATAAATTTGCTTGTACTGATCCACCATGATTTCGACATCAGCTATCTCCTCCGCGATATTATCAAAGGTTACCGGGTTACGCATGCGTCGGAACTTATTAACCGCCTGAATCAGTTCGGCCATTTCTTCGATTCCCTGATTGATCTGTGCTTCGTCGCCGTATGTTTCAATGGCGAGCTTATATAATTCTTCTTTGTTCATCACTCTTTACCTCTTTCATTTTCTCAAACTTTCCGGGAACTCTCTTAGCATATTTTCTTCACCGATAATTGGTATAAGAGAGTTCTTCATGAATACCGGAACATTATTTTCTCGGCAGTTTTTAACAATTTTTTCAATCCACTCTTTTTTCGGAATTACTTTGCTTTTTCTGCGCCCTGTTTCGGCTCCGATAATTACCCACTTTGGCATTCTTTCAAACTCTGAATCAGGAATGTCATTAAGTAAGGGTTCAACCGATATAAAGGTGTTAACTGCTTCAGCTCTCGGCAAATCTTTAAACTTTCCGGTTTTTCCTGTAACTGTTGTTCCAAGCCAAGCGTTTTCTGGTAATCTGAATCCCATCAAAATATCCCAGTATCTTTCTGGATTTTTAGTAAGAAAAAGATAATTGTGCTGCTGATTCTGTTCGCACTTATCAAGCACTTTCTCAATCCATTCATCAGGAATAAAATCACCGAAAAGATCACCCATGCTGCACACAAAGATATTACGACCTTTACAGTTATCAAATTGATTTAATCTGTCTTTGTAAAACATTGGTTCAAACCCATTTGGATAAACAGCAGGGAATCTTTTTGCCATCGCTCTGGCGTAGCAATATTCGCAACCGTGCAGACAACCTGTCACCGGATTCCATGTGCTATCGCACCACTCAATTTTTGTTTTCTTCATTTTTCCTCCCACGGGATCATCCCGATAACTTCTATTTCTGTTTCTTTGAGCTTTAGCGCTCCGCTTACGAGTCGCAATCCTTCGACCGCGTTGTTACACATGACGTAAGACGGCGCCAGGTAGGGATAGCGGCGTAAGCGATAAACCATCAGCATGACTTATCCTCAATTTCTTTTACAGAGTCTTTCTGAGCTGAGATCAGCCGTTTAACGCTAGACGGAAGCATTGCTACTTGTTCCAGCTGCTCCTGCCGGCGACGGAAGCCTTTGAGGAAGTTTGACTGGACCACAGTATTGATATCTTCGGTGTCCATCTTCGCCCAATCCCGGATATCAGACACACTGCACACCCGCTTCACTTCCTCCGGAAGCTTCGCATATTCTTCCTCCGCTCCGTAGATACCGTTACGCATAGCGATCTTCACCGCTTGCCAGGCATCAGCTTCAGAAAGGCGATCCGGATGCATGATAAGCCGCATTTTCTCTTTAATCTGTCCTGGCGTTGGTGGATATCCGGAAGCGTCAGAAACAATGAACGATTTAAGCGCCGCGCCAACGATCACCGCATCGTCATCCTCGAACAAGCTTTGCCACAAGTTGACCAATTTCTTTATGTCGTCCTCGCTCTGCCGGTAATAGAACGCCGGGTAGGTTTGTTTTATGACTGCGAGGATCTTGGCGGTTTCTTGCTTATTCATCAAATTCACCTCTTTCCAACATTTCCAGGAATGGATTCATGCTTTCTTTTTTTTGCGATAGTGGCTGTTGGTTGCCTCGGCTTTGATTCTGAGCCTTGGCCAGCCATCGGTTGATAAATCTGTTTATCCCTGACTTGGTTTTCCTTCGTTCAGGGTTGCTAATCAACCAGCCTTTCATGTTTCTCAACTCCTGCATGATATCAACAGCGGGATAAAGAGCAGCGAATTGGTCAACTTGTTTTTGCGTCACCTGATGTTCCTCGCCGCCTGTCAGAGGTAGTGCGATAGCAACTGGCTCTGGACAAGTATTTAAAAGAATCTTTTCTTCTTTCTTCTTTACTTCTTTCTTCTTTACTTCTTTCTTTCTTACTTTCTTATATTCTTCTATTGTTGTCGTTTGGCTGTCGTTTGACTGACATTTGACTGACGCGTTGTCTGACCTATATCCTGTCGTTTGACTGACTTCTTGATTGTCATTTTGACTGTCATTTTGACTGTCGTTGTCTTGGTAGAGATCGTAATTTAACACCTCTATTACGCTGAATTTTGAGTATGTTGTGACTGCTATCGTGCCTGACTTTTTGAGGTGCTCAATGGCTGTCCTTATTTGACGCTCTGTAAGGCTTAGTGCCTGACTTAATTTGGACAAACTTGTGGCCAAGTTCCCGCGCGGTATTTCAACCCCCTTGAACATCCCATTTTTCCAATTCGCCGACAACAGAAGGTGGAGAAAAACACGCATTGTATTAGTGTCACCGTACCATTCCCATTCAAGTAATTGGCGATGTATTTTAATATATCCAGCGTACACACTGACACCTCCTTTACAAAATACCCCCGCTTTTTCGACATATGAAGCAAGGCTTTTGAAACCACTGCCAGTCTAAAAATGTTCGGAATACCTTTATAAATCCAATCTTTATGTACTCATTCATTTTGAAATACCCCATTCTCTTGAAATTTGATTTTCAAGGATTCTGATCTGAAGCTTTATCGAATTAATGGCTTCTAAATTTGCTTGATACACGGTATCCGCTACGTCGCGCTTAAAGCGCAATTCGGCTATTTCCTTTACCCCATAAACAACCTTGTCAATCATAGATACCGCTATTCCTGAATCGCGCAATTTCAAAGCTTCCATGCGCAGAGCGATCTTATAATCTCGTTCCGCTTCAGCTCGGGCCGTTCCTGAGATTCGCAGCTGCTTTACAGAAATATTCAGTTCATTTACTTTCTGATTCATCTCTTGGATAAGCTCCACTTTTTATACACCCTTTCATCATCTGTAAACTCTGGATAATGCATTTCAAGGTAATTTCTTAAAAACTGCTGATAAGCTTTTCTTACTTCTGAATTTGATCCTTGATCGACAATCTGATGACACCTTACGCAAAGCAGCGCTCCATTCTGTCGTATTCCTAGCCCACCACGGCCGCGAGAAATGAGGTGTGCGACGGTTAAAGCTTGATGGCTACCACATATCACACACCGATAAGAATCGCGCTCACAGATGGCTTTCCGCTCGTCTGCGCTGAATTCGCAGGCTTTACTTCGTTTGCTTTTCATTGTTTCCTTCTTTTGCTGCGATCATTGCTCTATATGTCGCCAGCAGGCGAACGATTTCTTCATGGCTTAATTTCTGAATGTCCTGTGTTTGAATGTTCGCTGACTGAACAATAAATCCGTTTGTCTTTTCATCTCGGAAATCGCATCCCAAACTTGCAAGCTTAGTTCGCAGCCTTTGGTATTCAATCGCAGCTTTATTCAAATCTAAATCATCTGAGCTTATTTGATCTGGATCGTCTCCGGTTATGATCTTGTAAGCTTTCATTAATGCGTATTTGTCAGAATAAGTCATAGCCTTACCCGGTGCTTTATCGCCTGAATCTACCCCATCTCCATAGGTGTCAATGTCGATATATTCTTCTGGTTTGTCGATGTTTACAAAGCGGTAAATGGTATGCATACGAAGGTAAAGATTCTCTTTTTTATCTATCGTTCCGTCCTTTTTTACCTTTTCTGATGATGTTATCCCTTCGCTGATGATCTCTCTTTTATACGGGTAAGAATAAACTCCATGTTTTTCCTCAATTGGTTTTACTGCTCTAAGAATATCTGCTTCTCCTGTGGCTTTATAGGTACTTGCGCCATATCCGACACTCAAATTCTTTGCCACCGTTGCAATTTCTGCGGTAATCTTGCTTAATTTCGCATAGATATTTAAATCGCTCATAAATTAACCTCGCTCAACAAGTCTTCGTCGTAGATAATGGCAAGATCGTCTTCCGTGAATATGTCGCGAAATAAACTTTCCATTTTCCAGATTAAGTCACTGCGATACCTTTCAAAGCATTTCTGACACAGTGTTTCTCCGTTAATTCTGTGTTCTTCTCCTTTTTCGCACTCATGTCCACAATCGCAGGTGATGATTTCCGGTTCTTCCGGATCCATCTGACACCCTCCAGCGTAAAGACGAGATTGTTCGAGTTCGTACATTCTTTCTGTCATCGTCATCACCTTAGACCAAATCCTGAATGACAACCATAACCGCCTTTGATGGCTCCCATTCTTTTATAAAATCGGTTACCTTATCAAAATCTTTCGACCGAATCTGGCTTCTAACTTTCACGTTGGCAACTTGTTTGACATCCCGGCCAATCGCATTGTAAAGGTAGGAATTCTGACGCTTGTTGAGATTCATTTGATGAACCTGCTTAACCTCTTTCACACGGCTTGCGATCAGGTTGTTCAGATAGCCGTATTCGCTCGGTGTCAGCGGCGCATTTTCGGCAAGGTCGCTTACCTTTCCTTCCAGATCATTAATTCTCTGATTATCTGTTTGCTGAACTTCAAACATGAGCTTAAGAGCGCTCATTGGATCAGTAGGAATCCGATAACCTCCAGTTTTCCGGATTGATGGAATGATCTCATCAGCGACCAGAGCTTGAAATTTCTCGGCTGCTTCATTGTTTGCTTTCATCGCCAATCTGTAAAAAATGTTTTCTGGGATGAATTCTGGTCTTTCGCCACAAGTGGCGAAATTAAATTCACGCAAATATCCATCTAAACGACTCCATCTTACATATTCTGTTCCCTTACTGTTGTCAGTAAATCCCAGACCTCTCGCCACTGTTTCCAGTTTCAAGTAAGCTGTTCCGTTTTCCTCATAGCATTCAATGCCATGGATGTTCAAAATTTCATTCATAATTCTCTACCCTTTCTAATGTTTGATAATGCGCGCTGATCATGCAGCTGGTTAGAGCCAGCGCCATGATTGCGCCGGTGATAATGACCAATACCGCTTTTACCCAGCGGCGAAGTTTACGCTTTTTCATTTTCTTTCTTCGCAAACGCTTCTATAACCTCAATACAGAGCTTCTCAGCGATTTCTGCGGCTTCTGGTACTCTTTCATCGGATATTTCTCTTGCGTACTTACAGCCCATCTTATAGGCTGCCACTCGCTGAATTAAGTTCCATGTGCTTCCGCCATTGATGGAAACAAGCTGTCTGTGGTACTTCCTTTCCACCGCAACCAGTTCTTTTTTCCATTTCTTTGAATTTTCAAGTTTGATCTCGCTGATGATATCCTGTTTGAGTGCTTCTAGCTGTTCAACTGAAAGAGTGACTAATTCGCTCATATAAAAAGCCTCCTATGTTTTCTACCCATTTTGGGTGCGTTGAAAATCACAAGAGGCTATGGTATACTTTCATTGCCCCTTGTGGGTGTTGATTGGGTACGCATGCTATGTCGCCAAACTTAACTATGCGTGCCCAGTTTAAATCATTTCATTGATGAGCCATCTGACATATTCAGACCGGCTCATTTTCTTTTGTTTAGCCAATCTGTCTAATTTTTCCAATGTGCTTTTGTCAAATCTTAATTGCACCGGGATATCTTTTGGTTCACCTACAATGGGTCTTCCCATTTTCTTATTTTCTGGCACGCTCCTCCTTTCCCTTAACTTCAATACTTTTGTATTGTGCTATGTGCCTATAACCATTATACATTTGTATTGCGTTAAGTCAAGGAGCTTTTTATATGACTTAGCCTCTCATTCAGTTTTCAAAGATCATCAAAAATTTTTTATGCTTTAAAATTGATTTTGTATTGCGCTCTTTCACTTGCTCCTGTTACTTTGCTTCGGATGTAATCAATTCCCTTTTGATAAACAAGTGTCTTGATATTAATGCAAGTATCGCCATTGGGCTTTGTATACTTTGTTTCAATGGTTCGGAAATATCCGCGGTCTATATATGTCTGATATGGGATGTTATTGCTTTGCAAAATACTCATATTTCGTAATAATTCAAACAATTTATTTCTTCCGATACCAGGGATAGCCAAGACTTTAGCAACTTGATCCATGGGAATGGCTGTTTTGCTATCTGCTACTGCGTCATAGAACTCTGCTTTCGGCTTCATCGTGTTGTTTTCCAATATCAGTCTTTCTTTTTGTTCTACCTCGTCAGCATAAGCTCTTAATGCTTCGGCGTAGGTTTTTGGCATTCCATAATTTCCAGTTCTTCTGATTGTGGGTAAGACTTCACCCGTTACCCAGTCCTGAAAAGCTTCTGCTTCTGGCTTCCGACTTTGAAAGATTACTTTGTAAAGGTTCTGCTCATTGATAAATGTCGCTGATTGTGCTCTTCCCATGCTGTCAATGACCTCACTAGTAATGATCCCATCTTCTTTCAATCTCGTTTTGCATTGAGAAACATTATTGATTTCCAATATGTCGCAGACATCTTTCAGACACAGATAAGGTTCGCCGTTAAATTGAGTTGTTCGAACATCTGCGCGATTATCAAAATTAAATATTTTCAATTCATTCATTACTTATCTCCCTTCCGCCAGTTGCTCCATGAGCTGGACTATTGTGTCCGTATCGTCTGACTCAGACCACAAGCTGCGCTGTTGCGCTACCGTAGTCAGACCGTTGTTATAATAATCTTGCATGATCTCAAACATCCGTCTGAGGCCATCTGTAGCGGTGCCGTATTTGCAATATCGTTCACCGCACCGGATACCGGCCGGATTGTGCTTATTGAGCCATGCGGACGAGCTTCCCCAGCCGGTTTCCAAAACAAACACCGCAGCGGCGTAAACCGGGCTGATGTTGTACTCCTCTGCCAGCTCCAGCAGCGCAACCGGCGCCACGCCGGCCGCCTTACCTGTTGGCTGCCACTCGTGCCAGCTGACCACCATTTCCGCAGTGTAAGCGGGCGGCGTGTCTTGCTGATAAAGATCGATCACTGTCACCGTCTGCGGTGTAGGAGCTTGGGTTTCTGCTTCTGCTGCTGGAAGGTTGAGCGTCAATCCGGCTGTCACCGCAGCCGTGAGGATGACCAGCACCGGGCGTTTAAGGCGACGCATTAGTACACCTCTCCGTCTAGCAGTTCCTGCGCCCGTGCCCTAATCTGCGCCGGTGTGTACTCACACATGAGTGCGTCCATTTGAGCGTAAAGGCTGATAGCAAACATCAAATCAGTCTCTCTAAGCTGCTCTGGAACCTGCGTTAATGCAACGGCAGCATAATCTTTAGTCGCTTTATTGCTGACCATTTTTTCGCCAGTGCGACCTTTGTTTATGGCGGCATTAGCGCCATCAATAAGCTCAGCTCCGGTCATGCATGGCATCAGTTTCACCATGTTTTCGCACAGCTTTCGAGAGATGCTTTCATAGTCTGTTGTTCTTTCTTTGACCGGGATTCGGCACAAAGCAACTGCCGCAAGAGCGCACATTTCTTCGTAATTCATTCAGTTACCCCCTTACGAAATACGAGCCAGCAGTTGTTAAAATCGATGTGTTGAGCAATGCTAATGGAATATTGTCTGGCTTGGCATGCTTTAAAGCTTCAAGCGCTTCGTCTATCGTTTCGATTTCTTCACCTTTAATGAAGATATTCATTTCTGCCGGATTATCTGCGATATCATAGCAACTGTCGACGTAAGCTGTGAATGTTACGTCAAGATCGTCGCAATCTCTAAATATAGCATAAGCGCCATCGCTATCTCCGTCATAGCAACGTTCAATGGAACTATCTTCAAATAGTTTATAGATAGCTTTTCGTTCGCGTTTTCGCAATTCCTCGAAGTCTGTTTCTTCTCCCATGATTTCTTTAACTCGGGTTAAGATTGATGTGAATTCTGCAATTTCTTTTCTTTTCATTTTTTCTCCCTTCCTTCACAAGTGTTCAAACTTGTGATAAAATAGAGATGATCCTATAGCGATAGAATCATCTTGAATCCCCGACGCCGCCAAGCTATCAGGGGATTCTTTTTTTATTACCTTGATTTTGACTTTTAGATCATCTGTCGACATGATTTCGGACAATGCTTTGATCAGTCGATCAATAGACACTTGATTGTTCATAGTTCACCAGCTTTCAGTACAGATTTGTGAGCATTTGCATTTAATGGTTACGCTTAGATATTTCCTCTAGCGTAATGTTTTTCATTCTTACAAACACGTCTTCCCAATCTCGGTCTAATTTCCTTAGGTAATGTATCCCGACAATGTTACTGATACATACCGATGTTATAAAAGATACAAGAAGCGCTACTGTCACAGTCACCACTCTCTCACCTCGCTTTCTAGTTCTTTGTTCATTCGCTCACGCTTCTTTCCTTTAAATAGTCTTTATCAAAAAACAATCGTTCCGCATCGGTGATATCATCGAGCGGATGCAGAATTGAGCCTGGGAAACTCTTTCTTGCTTCGGGTTTGCTCACATCCGAGCAAATAGGCCATCGCTGCAATCTCAAACACCTTCTGACCGTCTTCCGGAAGCTTATTGACCATCTCGATTGCGGGCTTTCTAAGCTCTTTTTTATTTGTTTCTAACATTTTTCTTTCTCCTTTCCTTGACTCTGCATTTTCCCGGGCTTGTCACCGGCTTGTGTTCGGTCTTGTTTCCATTTTCTTTTCCTCCGTTTTGTGTACTCTCTTTGTATCACAATCACATTATATAGTATCTAAATCACATTGTCAACACAAAAATCACAACATTTTGTGATTTACAAACTTTTTTATTTATGTTATAGTTATGGCGAAAAGGAGTTGTATTCATGGAAATTTACGAAAGATTAAAATATTTAAGAAAAGAAATCCTTAATCTTACACAAGAAGAATTCAGTCAAAAATTACTAATAACAAGAGGTAATTTAGCAAGTATTGAAGTAGGTCGAATTTCCCTGACAGATAGAAATATTCAAGTAATCTGCGCAACCTACAATGTAAATGAAAACTGGCTGCGAACCGGCGAGGGCGAACCATTTAACGAACTATCTGAACAAGAAGAGCTTGCTGCGTGGATGGGAACGATCATGAAACCGGAAAACGACAACTGCACAAAGCAGCGAATTATCCGAATCCTTAGCCAGCTTGAAGATGATGAGTGGGAAGCGATAGAAAAGATCGCCAAGAAGATCGCTGAAGAATATAAAAAAGACTGAGCGCGCCCAGTCTTGAATGTTATATCATTGATCTAATAAACGCGATAATGCGTTTAAGCTTAGACTGATCTGTAATCAGTAATATAAGATCAGCGATCTCTTTAATAAGATCTTCATACATAAAAAACACCTCCACTTGCAGATAATCCGGCCGGAGGTTACTGCTATTATATTTTACCAAATTCTGGTAACTATTTGTATACGCGGAAATTATTACCAACAACAAAAAATCCCATCGGAGGCAACCGACAGGATCGGCAGCGACGGCAATCGCTGCAGTGCAGTTAAAATGATGACAGTCATTCTTTTTCTGCACTTTAATTTTACCAAAAATGCGGACAAAATGAAAGGATGATTAAAAATGCTTAAGTTTATTATAAGAATTAAAACAGGATCTCGAACAGATCCTGGATAATATAAAAAAATAAGCTAACCCCAGGAGCAAAGGATTCTAAGGCAATGCCCTACTCCCATTCGGGAACCCAGCTTTATCCTTCTCAAGTTAGCTACTTATATTATATGCAGTAGTTAAAAAAATGCAACATTGTGAAAAAAATTTAAAAATCCCGGAGCTGGTAACTCCGAGAATATAGAGCTGGTGCTGGTACCACCGCTCAGCGCAGTTAAAATGACGACGAATCATTTCTTTTTCTGCGCTTTCATTTTACCAAAAAACAGGCAAAAATGAAAGGATGATTAATATGCTTAGAGGATTTCTTTATGCAAGAATTTCAGTTGAAGAACGGAATCAAAAGAAATATTCGATCCCGGCTCAGATTGAGCGCATGGAAGAACATTGCCGAGCAAATCATATTAAAATCTGTGACACGTTCATCGACGACGGCATCAGTGCCGCCACGATCAAAAAGCGAAAAGAATTATGCCGAATGCTCAATTCTTTAGATGATGCTGACATTGTTCTTTTTACGCAGCTTGACCGCTTTTCGCGGAATGTGCTGGACGCAAATCGACTGCTTGAACAGTTTGAGAAGCACAATGTATCCTTTCGCGCGGTGGATGAAGATGACATTGACACCAGCACCGCAGACGGTCGCTTTATATTTAACCTGAAAGTGAACCTGGCTGAACGCGAGCGGATCAAGACAAGCGAGCGAATAAAGGCTGTCAACGAGTTTAAACGAAAGAACAAACAAGTCACCTTCGGCGTTGGTCCGACCGGCTACGAAGTGAAGGACCACAAGTGGGTAACGAACGAAAAAGCGACCATGATTTATGATTTATTTGACACGTACATTAAAACCGGAAGCCGGCAGGCTGCCAGGGAAATGCTGGCGAGAAAATATGACTATGATTGCGAACCGTCCACCGTTTCCCACTTTTTGAGTCAGAAATGCTATACCGGAGAATACAAGGGGATCCCCGATTATTATCCGCAGATCATCACGATTGAAATGTGGAAAGAAGCAGAACGCCTAAGAAAAGAAATGTGCGTGCGAAATCGCGCGGTCGGTATCGTTTACATTTTTCGTGGTCTGCTGCGGTGCAAATACTGCGGACATATCATGACCGGCGCATTCCCGCTGAGCAAGCCCGGAGCGACAAGAAAAGCTGTTTATCGCTGTGCAAGGAAAGCCAATAATATTGGAGAAAAGATATTCTGCACTGAGATCCATCAGATCCGCGAGGAAGTGGTGGAAGCTTATTTGTTGGAGAATGTGGAAAAACAAATAAAAGAATACATGATTGAGATCGCACAAGAAGAAAGCAAAAAACAAGAAAAGAAAATAGATGCTGCATCGATCAAAAACAAACTTACGAAGATTAAAGATCTATACCTGGCCGATATGATTCAATTAAGCGATTACGAAAAGGAATATAAATCTCTTACAAAGCAGCTTGAAGAAGTTGACAAGCAGAAAACAAAAAAAGCCGCACCCGATTACAAGCCATTTAAGGCCGTTCTGAGCGGCTTTCTCGAAAATGAATATAAAGACTTCACCAATGAGCAAAAGCGCTATTTCTGGCAGTCCTTGATTGATTACATTGAAGTTGACAAGCAAAAGAACATGACGATTTATTTCAGGCGGTAGAAACCGCCTTTTTAATCGTCTTTTATGTTGGTAAGTATGAAAAACGCTTCCTGCGGAGTGTGATTTTTATTTACATACAGGCAATTTTTTTATGAAGCTTATAAACTATATCAAAAAAAAGAAAAAAGATCAATTTACAGATATTTTTCTAAAAACTGTGCAAAGAAAACCTATGAAATAAGAATTTTGAATCAAAAGTTAATGATTGCTGGTATTTCATGTTTTGTTATAATGTTTAATCCAAAATCAAAAACATATAATTTATCTATAGCATGAATATAGATTTTTGAAAATTTACACTCATATTCATTCATAATTTTATTGATATCATTCATAATATCTGTAAACATATCTTCATTGCCCGCTAATTCACAATATATAAACAAGTCATTTTCTTTGAATTTTCTATATCCATCTCCATTCAATTTATTAAGTTTGTTTTGCACTCTTTCTTTTAATACACTTATATCTTTGTTGATTAATCTCCCACAATATCCATCATCACCTTTATAACATAATATTCCATTATCTAATGCATCTTTTGTTTCTTCGTCCCATCCTACGTTTTTCATTTCATTAAATCTTTTATCTTTGTCTTTATTTTCTTTCTCCCAGTATTTGACTGCTAATGACCAAAGCTTCATATCTTTTTCCCGAATTGCTTGAACAACCTCGATTCCTATATCGTGAGTCTTCGATTGCAAATCTGGTCTATCCAATTTCTCAAATTTACAATTTTTCAATTCTGGAAAAACGGATTCTAGTATTCTGATTGCTTCTTTCTCGTCTTCGTGGTTTCGCATAAACATCCTCCATTATTGTATTATACCAAAAAAAGCCCCACCCTCCGCGAAGGAAGGTGGGGTGTTTGCTATTTTTCAGGTAACGCCATGAGATCGTTGTAAAACTTTGTCATCGCTCCATTTCCACCCATCTCATGATAGGCTTTGTACATATCAATCAGATTATCTTTGGCGTACAGCGGCATGGATCCGCGCGCCATATACTTATCATGATAATCGATGATCTGGATGCGCAATGTAGTGATCGATGCCGCGACCAATAGACTAATCTTTGTGTCTTGCTGTTTGTTGATTTCTTCGTCTTTTTCCTTCAGCCTTTTTTTCATGCTGTGATTCTGTTGAAGCAACCATACGGCATATCCGCTGCCGGCGGAAAGAATCATGAGAAGAGCTTGCTGGATAAACTGCCACATGGATTACTCCTGCGGTTTATCGTTGCCCGTCAGCCGATCAAGTTGCTTAACGGCATAAGCCTGCATCTGATCAAAGGTTGCTTGAACAATCTGCTCAACGATGCTCCGCGTAAAGATTGGCCGCAGAATCGCTGGCAGCCAACTATAGATCGTATCAACCACAAAATTAAATTTCGTTTTCCCGGCTTGCGTCTGATCTTTATAAGCTTCTTCCGCTTCGTTGATTGCGCCTGTGACACGATCTTTAAGTGCTGTATTATATTTAAAATACAGTGCTAAACCGCCAAACGCTACAAGTACGATCCACTTACATGCTTCCAAGATATTTTCAATGTTCACAATTTTTCCTCCTCTAGTCCTTCAGGACTGTAATCCCATAATTTACTGCGCTGTCATGCTCAATCCGGCACCCCCGGGCATCCTGCCACCCCCGCGCAAAGTAGGCGCAATCTGCATCCGCAAGCATCCATAATGATTTAGCTAGGTATTGCAATGGTTTTGAGCACTCCCCAAAATCATCAAAGTAGGTATCCAAGACTTCGTGATCTCCGATCATGTTCCGGATTTCTTCGATGATTCGTTTACGTTCTGTAAGGATTTCAGTTTCGGTTTTACCGCGCATCGGCTGGCTGATAAATACTTTTTTTATTGTTTTCCCCCTTATTCAAAGTAATTTTTGTCATACGCAAACCATAAACCGTA